CAATTCTTGCGCACCATCAAAATACACCTACTGTGCCCAAAGTAGTCAATTGCTCATGGTTAGTACCAAAGAGCTTTTACCTAGAGCAAAAAATTCAAAGCCTAATCAATTCAGGTATCACTGTTGTTGCCGCTGCAGGTAACTTCGGAGACGATGTTGCACTTTATTCGCCAGCCGGTATGGCAAATGTTATTACGGTTGCCGCGTCAGATAGTGACGATATTGCAGCAGGTTTCAATAACTTTGCCACTTCGAGTGATGTCACAACCAACTTTGGTCAAGTTGTAGATATCTTTGCACCAGGTGTTCAAGTTACCGTAGCAGATGTTGCTGGAGCATATGTCAAGACAGATGGTACTTCTATCTCAGCAGGTTTTGTTAGTGGTGCAGCGGCGGCACTAATGTCAGTAGCAAATTCTGTGCAGACACCAGAAACTGTATTGAATCTTCTGGTACAGGATTCTACGAAGGGTGTTCTTCTAGTAGACAATGCAAAATTTTCAAGCAATCAGAACAGAATGATTCACTTGGTTGATGGTAATGGCGAAATCGCAAACTATGGCGATCTAGATTTCTATATGGGCATCTTCAACGATACCACAGAAACCATGGACGGAGATATCAACAATCTGGCATTTGGTTCTGCTACGGATATTTTCGGAAATTCGGCGGCATACAGTCTGGTATGGGATAACGAAGATATCAAAACGAAGTATGAACAATATGTCGCTCTAAATTCTGAGACTGGCGAATTTAATATCTCGAAGCCACTGGAAACTTTACCAGAGGGGCAAACACTTGAAATCGTCAAATTCAAGATTCGACAAACTTCGACAGTAGGGGAAGCATTTTCTCCAAATCTATTCTTCTTCGCAACCGACCCTTCTCGTGATGCCAGCTATGACTATAATACAGATATTGCCTCGGCACTTGAAAATATTAACAGCCAATCATACTTTGCTGCATGGCGAGGCGCTCACATTAAGTAATTATGTCGAAGTTGGTTTTTCAAACAGAATTGGAGGGCATGTATTTGCCCTCCAAAATATGGGTTTATAATGACTTCTTAGACGAAGATACTAGAATATGTATCAATAACTATATTAAACATAGAACTAGTGGCAAATGGAAACAAAATTTAAATGAGCAAAGAAGTTTTGTTTTCCAGGGTCAAAATATAAAGTTATGCGGTCTTTCTGGATATAGAGCATATCAAATTTTGTGGTCGCTCTCACAAATTCCAGAGTATTTTCACCAGACAAACGATACTATTGCCGACTGGGCAGAACAACATCTCAATAAAAACTTAGACCCTGTCTGTCGATTGATGATACAATCTGCTAGAAATGCAGCGCCGTTCAACGGTGACAAAAATTGGATTCCGTTTAGAGGCATCATCAATATTTTGCCGGTGGGAGAAAATCTAGAGGCGCATCTTGATGCGGACGACCAAGTAATCGACACAGAAAAAAGCCAAGTTCATAGCTTTACATATTATGCTAATGGTGCTAATGGCGGAGATTTTTGGGCGCACGATAAGTATGATGAAGAGTTTAGATATTCACCGAGTGCAAATGATGCGTTGATTATTCAAGGTACCGGGACATATCATGGCGTCTCTAAGGTCAAAGAAAATACCAGACTTTGTATGACAATTAGGTTTATCCATGCAGATGACTTGATTCTTCATGGTCATCCAGATAAGTTCTTATGGAAACCTAATCTAGAATAACACCCTTGCAATGAATGGTATATCTTTTTTCTCTAGCGTTAGTTGTAACGGGTGTAACTAGATGTGGCTCTACCTTTGATTGGTTAATTAGACCACATGAGTTATACTCAGGAAGAAACACTTTGTATTCTTCATCATCTAGATATACATACAGTCCACCATCGTCTGGTCGCCAATCTTTATTCAAATAGAACGTTGCATTGAACATATATCTACTGTCATCGTGGATTCCAGTGGCTGCACCAACATCCCAAATCTGATAAAAAGCAGTGAAATCATATCCTCTAATGTTCGAATCGATTTCAATTAGTTTCTGGCGAATAAGATTTTTGATATCACCATTGATGTATTTAAATGTAATCTCACCTTGCTCATGAGGATATTCAGTAGTATTTTTTGTACCCGATGCTTCTGCAACATTGACTTTGGCTCGTGACCATGTGTGCCATCCACCTTTAAGCAATTCATTATCAAGGTCTGTGTGGATTCTTTCCAACTCATCTTCTGAGAAAACATCGGTTATAAACATGGCAGCTAATCTCTTGGATTTAAATACAAAAATATGGACAGTTTCACATCATGTCCAGGATGTCACACGAGTGGGATTAGAAACGAAGTCCTACGCCAACAAGACCACCATGCTTGCCAACGCTACCGTCGAAATCGGTATAGCGGTATTCTACCTTAGTATAGACAGGTCCAAGAAGATTAACTTCAAGTCCGCCGCCGAGACGGAGACCCTCGAGGTCTACACCGCGAACCTGACGCCAGTTAGAGTAACCAGCTTTACCATAGAGTAGAACGTTATCGTTGATGGTATAACCTAGACGGCCAGCAACGCCAATATCACGGCGGTCAAAAACGTTGTCCGCAGTCGCTTCTACACCAACTACAACCTTACCGAGTTGAAGGTCATAACCAAGACCTGCACCATAAGTTACATCTGTAGGGTCAACACCCTGTGTAACATCATCGGCACCAGCAGTAACTTCTAGTCGTGGACCAGAAAAGTCGCCAGCAAATGCAGGAGTTGTAAGTGTGGCAGTGCCTAGAGCGGCTGCAATCATAAAGTTTTTCATATAAGTTTTACCTTTAGTTGTTAATATAATCATAATATATGGTACGGAGTGACGGGCTCGAACCGCCGACATTCTGCGTGTAAAGCAGACGCTCTACCATCTGAGCTAACCCCGCACAACATGGTCCGCTGCATGGGTAGCAGCGAAGGAATCTGGTTTGATTTTAGCATCAATACCCAGAGTTCCCTTAACGTAGCCGAGTGCTTCTTTGACGGCTACATTACTCTTATACTTTGGATTTGGGTTAATGTCAAGATGAATTTCCAACTTTCTTTCACCCAAAACGTCAAGTATAGATGTTGCGGCTTCAATAGCAAAACCAACTTCTGAAATTAGACGTTGACGTAAGTTACCGAAGTCACGCATTTCAATGTTTTTATGAAAAATTCTAGCGCCGTGCTTAGAATCCATGTGAAGAATAATTACGGTTGAATACTTGGCGTACCAATGACCGTCTTTACGCTTGAATCTAATCGAATCGGCACCGATATAAACAGATGACGCTTCACTAGAATTTAGAATTGCTTCTCTTGCTTCATCATACATACGTCACCTGTTCATAAATGGCGAAGGTGCCGGGATTCGAACCCGGAACGACGGTTTTGGAGACCGTAATGATACCATTTCACTACACCGACAAAAACTGGTCGGGAATGTAGGATTCGAACCTACGACCCCCTGCTCCCAAAGCAGGTGCGCTACCCAGACTGCGCTAATCCCCGAATTCTTTAATTACTTTGGCTGTTCATTTTCACCAAGCGCAGGTTCCGCAGCTGGTTCCACTGCATTTGCTGTAGCAAGTGCTTCATCGGCTGCTGGGCCCGCTGCTTCTATAACGGATGGTGCTTCTGTGCTAGGCGCACATGCCGCAGTAAGTGCTACAACTGCCGCTGCCATAAAAGTCTTGATGTTCATATTATTTTCCTTTGTTGAAAATGGAGCCCCCGACAGGACTCAAACCTGCATGTAATTCAGTTAACCTTTCCACTGGTTCGTAGCCAGAGGGTATACGGAGGCATTGGAGCGGATAGTGAGACTCAAACTCACCTCTTTAGCTTGGAAGGCTAAGGCACAATCTCTATACCATACCCGCATAATATTATTTATAGTGGCGACTCGGACGGGACTTGAACCCGCAACTTCCAGCGTGACAGGCTGGTGCTCTAACCAGTTGAACTACCGAGCCAAATAGAGTATGCATATATAACATATGCATTTTGATCCTAGACAGATTAAACATCTAACTGATTCAGTCGATGATGTTCTAATTAAGACCTTATTGAATACTGCCAAAGAAGCAAAGTCTTCTCAAGCCACAGTGGGAAGTGTGGTTGATGACAGCTATGTTGCTGTTCACAATACTGACATCTGCACAGCCAACTTTGTAGATTATAACAACTTTGCTGATAATGTTGAACTACTTGTAATGCGCTGCAAGGAGCTTGTAGAGCATCACTATAGCGTGGAATGTGTGTCACATTCCATTGACTTTCTTCACTATCCAGACGGAACTCACTATTGGCCGCATATAGATGGTCAATACATAGACGGTACATTTGTTCGCAGAAGTGATATCAATCGTGACATAACTTGCGTAGTGTATCTAAATGATGACTATCAAGGTGGCGAAGTATATTTTCCATTCTTTGACATTGAGAAGAAGCCTAATACGGGCGACATATTAATGTATCCTGGTAGTTGGCAATATCTTCACGGCGTCAAGAAAGTAGAAGGTGTTCGTTACGCAATAGTAGTTTGGTTCCATACAAGTCCTGAAATGTATCAGGATGAGGAAATTAAACATCATCACATAATGAGAACACTCACTCATTAATGGTGGGCCAGTGAGGTATCGATCCTCCCCCGGTAACGGACGAGATTTACAGTCTCGCTGCTAGAGCCACTAGCTTTACCGACCCAAAAATGGTAGTCCCTGGTGGATTCGAACCACCGACGCTCTCTAATCTGGAGACGATGCTGGATATAAGCCAGGTGTTTTACCGCTAAACTAAGGGACCGAAACTGGTGCTCCCGAACGGATTCGAACCGCTGACACTCGGTTCTTCAAACCGATGCTCTACCAACTGAGCTACAGGAGCATATAATGGTGCGGGTAGAGGGACTCGAACCCCCACGGTTGCCCGTCTGGACCTAAACCAGGTGCGTCTACCAATTTCGCCATACCCGCAAACTTGAGCGACCACCTAAGTGTGCCTTGAACGAATACGTCCGGACGCTTCGTTCTTCCTTTTCAGGTTCAGCATAGGTGGTCTAACTTGGTGGAGAATAACGGGATCGAACCGTTGACATCCAGCTTGCAAAGCTGGCGCTCTACCATCTGAGCTAATTCCCCAAAACTTATTAGAAGAACACACAAGATATAGAATAGTGTTGGCGCACTACCGTTCGCTACTCGCCAAAGTAACCGAACCGCCGATTGGGCTAAAACCGTCTAATGTGTTCATCTAATAAGTCTTTGTGAAGCATGAGATTACTGCTTCTAATTGAGTGCCTTTGGTCATTACCGAGTCCCTTGCGAGGATCGTTCTACCGTTATCCACTAAAGTCCTTTCGGATTCTCTAGTATCACTCAGTGCTGCCTTTTTTGAGGTCTGGCGTTTGACCTATCATGCTACGCTATTCGTCCCTCAATCTTCCGTTTGCCTTGCGAGCAATTCGGTTCCGCTAAGAACCTACGTCTTCAATCCGAACAATCACATCATCCTTGCGGGAATCCGTGAACCCAATTCACTTCCGTGTCAGGTATTAAGCACCTTTCACATAGCACTGGAGCAGACTTTCGCTTTTGTTATACAAACCAGGAATTGAACCTAGATCGACAGTTTAAGAGACTGTTGTCTTACCATTAGACAATTTGCGAACCTACCAAGAAGTGCTGCTCCAGCAGATCCATATCTTGTTAGATACGGAATACTACACTCCTCATGTCTTTTACCTTGCGGGCTACTCAACGGCACTTCTAGTTTCCCCTCATCGGTTCTACTATTGTGCTACCGCTTTGCCTTTCCTTGCTAGGTCAGACTTAGCGATTACCCATTAGTTTTCAGCATTCGCGAGTTTGGTTCGATACAGCTAGACCACCACAGTCTATTAGAACTCACCGACTGGCTCTGTTCGTATCCTTTCGGACTTATATCACTCACTTACTGCCTACCGCCATTCTACTGACGGGAGATGCTTTCGGTAATGCCGAGACATCTCTAACTTGGGCTTGCATAGATGAACCATTACTGGCGCAGTTACGTAGGAGTCCCTGCTTTGGCCGCATTACTGCGGTTATTCTAACGAGGCTATGCCCCCAATTCTTATTCTCTACTTATACACCACTTTATGGTGTTTGTAAATACTTTTTTGAAAAATATTTACGAGAAACTAGGCCCGGGATATTTTACAAGCATACGGGCGGCGCTTGCCGTTTTGTTTACAACGTATAATCTGTTAGGGTATATACGTTGGTTCAGCAGACGGTACTGCTTATCTGGTTGCAGGAGTCGGACTTGAACCGACGACCTTCTGGTTATGAGCCAGACGAGCTACCACTGCTCCACCCTGCGTCAAACTGGCTCCCTAAGATGGATTCGAACCACCGACCAATTGATTAACAGTCAACTGCGCTACCGCTGCGCCATTAGGGAATATAAGCACCTCACGTCTTGGTGCTTACGTCAAACATTCTCGACAGACTCCATACACCATACGGTATGCGAGTAGTTTGACTATAAAATGGTGCCCCCACGACGACTCGAACGCCGGACCTGATGATTACAAATCAACTGCTCTACCAACTGAGCTATAAGGGCAAGACTTATTAGAAGAACACACAAGATATAAAAAGGTGTTGGCGCACCAATCGTTCGCTATCCGCCAAGATAACCGATCCGCCACCTCAATAGGCTAAGATCGTCTAATGTATTCATCTAATAAGTCTTGTGTGGGGAGCCGAAGCTCCCCGACACAAACTTTTTTCTAACGATGTCAAAGAACAGAACTAATATATATACTGTTTTACCGAAAATGTCAAGAACTTTTTTAATTATTTTCGAAAAACTTTGGGGTGAATGAAGGGGATCGAACCCTCGACATGCGGCACCACAAGCCACCGCTCTACCACTGAGCTACACTCACCATAATACCGATGAAGGTTCAAACGATGTATGCATCCATCTCCCTACTCGACGTATTCTCCCACTCGGTAAAACATGGGCGCTTACTTTTGGCGGAGTTGCCAATCGCGCAAAACAGAATACCAACTGCGATCGACCATTACCGTATTCTCGACTCCATAAACTTGGCGGAAGGTGTGGGAGTCGAACCCACTCAACCATTTCTGGTTGACGCATTAGCAGTGCGTTGCATTACCGTCCTGCCCACCTTCCGTTTATATTACTTGACGTTCACAATACCCTTGAAGTCATAAGGAACGATAATCGTAGAAACCTTACCTTCTTTGACTGCCTCTGCAATCGTTACAAGAGCGGTTGCTTCCATGTATTTGGTAGCGCCAGCGTTAGCATTCAATGCAGCAATACGTTCTGCTTCCAACTTCGCGGTACGAACTTCAACCAGCTTCTGCTTTTCAGCATTTTGTGCCTGCACCAGTTGGTTAGCAGACGCTACGATGTTGGCAGCTGGCTTGACCTGACGAACGAGAACCTGTGACACATCAATCTGGCCGTCAAGTTTTTCGGCAACGAGGCTGGCAATAATTTCCTGACGAATCAACACTTCCATCTCGGCGCGATTATCAGCCATCTTCAAAGATTCGTAACGACGAGCAACCTTGTATGCAGCGTTACGGCCGAGCTGGCGAATGTAGTTATACATCAACAGCGTATCACCTTCTTCGGTATCAGCGTGGAAACCACGGTTCTTTTCTACATAGATTTCAGCCGCGCTAGTCGGATTGATTGAATAAATCACTGACATATCGAAGTCGGCAACAGTTGAGTTGTCGCTGGCAAGAGGAGTCAAGTCAACGATATCAACCTGAACATCCTTCGTCGGGAAAGTAAGAACTTCACCAAAAATAGTCTGATTGATAGAACCTGGCTGTAGTTCAGTGGTTTCAATGGTCTTGTCGAACGAACGACGGACACCAACTTCACCTGTTTCAATTCGGGTACAGGCAGCGGTACCAACCAGAAGAAGCGACAGGGCGGAAATCTTAGCAACACGATTCATAATAATTTTATTCCTTAGAAAATCAAAACAATTGCCGTAACAACGACCATCGCTGCTACAGAACACACTATACTATAGGCGAACAACTTTGTCAAGCCTAATTTTTCAGATTTAGTCATTTTTCTGAACATATCAATACCGACAATAAATCCAAACAGGATAAACATGAAGGCAACAATCATTTTACTCATAACAAGACTTTCTGTGTTGGTAGCCCGAACGGGTTTCGATCCCGCTTCTCTGCCTTGAAAGGGCAGTGTCCTAGCCACTAGACGACCGGGCCATTTGGAGCGGGGGAGCGGATTCGAACCGCCGACCGTCTCGTTGGCAACGAGATGCTCTACCACTGAGCTACACCCGCATTGTGGAGTCACGAGCCGGATTCGAACCGGCGGCTTTACGGATTTGCAATCCGTTGCATTGGACCACTCTGCCATCGTGACATGGTACCAGCAGGTGGTAACGCTCCACCCGAACCAACCTTATGAGAGTCGGTCGAACACTTGTTCTACTGGTGTGGTGCGAGTGACAGGGTTCGAACCTGTGACCTAACGATTATCGGTCGTTTGCTCTACCAACTGAGCTACACTCGCAAATATGGTGGACACTCTGGGGTTCGAACCCAGGACCTACAGGTTAAAAGC